CTTGATAATTTGCAAAACTATCTTCTGTTTCGTCCAAATCAGAAAGATCTGCTGCAAGTATCTTGCGATCTTCATCATCAAGTTCATAAACTTCGTTTAAAGCTTCCATGCGGGAGTTAAAACGAACTTCTGCTTCGCGAGCTGAATTTTCTTGCTCTAAAGCTGTAAGTTGCTCTTTAGTAGAGTTAAGCTGCTCTTCAACTTCAAGCATTTTCTCTTGAAGAGAATTTTGAGCCTGAACAGCTTCTTCTTTTTCAGCTTTTGTTTTCTCGAGGTCAGAAAGATATTGTTCGCTTTTCTCTCTGATGGCTTCGATGAAAACTTTAGAAATGCTAGCAACGCTCTCTTCAGAGAAGTCTTGCTTGCCAAGCTTTTCGTCTAAAGCTGCTCGGAATTCATTAATGATTTGATCTTTGTCCATAATTTTATTATTAGGTTCTTTGTTTAGTACATTTTCTTGAGAAGAATGGGAAGTTTTTTGATTATTTATAATAATCTTATCGATTGGCTCATTGCGACTCGACTCGACAGGCTTTGGAGAACCAGTCTGAGTAATCAAGCCTTTTACGTCCGCCGCAGGATTAGAAGTAAAGCCAATTCCAAGTGGATAAATATCTCCAATGATTAATCGGTTCACTTTTCTTCCATCTTTTAACGTTCCTTTTCCTCCGAAAGATTTTAAATATGGGGTATAAGCTTCTATTTCTTGTGGGTCAGAAATTAAAGAAGACTCATGAAGGTCGTCTCCACCAACTGCAATAACGTAATCATTAAATCCCACTTCCCAACTTGCGGAAACAGTATTATAATAATCTCCAGATTGATCAGTTGAATTTTCTACGAGATCTGCAAATTCTTTACTTGCTGTTCGATAAACCACTGCAGCCAAAGCTATATTGTAAGGATTATCTTCAATCAAAGCTTCGTCGTCGGTCATTAAATCTGAAGTGCTTCCATATCGAGAAAATCCAGCAGAAACAATATGGCCAACGATTCTATCTCTATCATGTTCAATATTGGTTGGTTTGTGAACGAAGTAATCTTTTACCGCAACTGCTGTTTCGCTATCAATACCATCACCATTTTTATTAAATTTGTTTACAACAGCGGCATTAAATGCAACGCCAACTAAATCAATATTTTTATCCAGATCAATGCTTGACGGAATCAAGGGTCTCAGTGACTCAAGTGAAGCTCGACTAATATTCGAATCTTCTATCTGGCTCGAAGCGATAATTATGTTATCAAAACTTGTTGTGTATTTATACGGTAAAGACATATGAATTAAATGTACACCTAGTTTATAAACATGGGAGTAAAAGTGGTGGTCACTGTTTCTATTTTAGAATCCATCATATCATAATAAAGTTTTACCATCCAATTTCCAAGTACTAATGCAGAATAACTATCTTTTCTTGCTTTTTCTGGCCCAGTTTGTCTTTTTAAACTTGGTGGTAAATCAAAATTTTGAGTACCACTTGCAGACGTAGTTATCTGAATTAAAGAGCATTGTGTTTTAATTAAATTCATCATATCAAATTGATGTTCAACAAAGTCAATCATTTTTGCTTCTTTTGTTTGTCGCTCGCCAGATAAAGATGTTCGCAGAAATTCTATTTTATCGATTGGTATTTTTTGTCTTCTTTGCGCATTGTAATCATCGTCAATTGCTCGTGATGCAAACAATATTCTGCGGTGATCAAAGTTAGATTGCAGTAATTCGTTTGCTCTGCGAATCCATTGGCTAGTAGGTTTTCGCAAATAGCAAATCGTGCCGTTATCTAAATTATATTCTCGCTTACCTTCTACTAATTTTTGTTGATAATGTTCTATATCATCAAAGTTTGTGTTTAAGCATTTGATATTAATTTTATTTTCTTTAAACAAACTACTTTCATTTGCAGCATTTATAAATTGAACACCTCCATTATAGTCACCAACAATAGATACAATATTAAAATTTTTTAATAAATAATAAAAATAAAATATATGTTGTTTTAAATTTGCCCCACTTAATGCGTAACTATGAACAACAGTGCCAATTTTTTTATTATCATTTAATTTTATTATCATCATTGCAAAGTCGTCACTACTTTCGCTTTCCGCCCAACTGGGGTCAAATGCAAGAATGTATTTTGAATCTGGCGAACCTTTGATTTCTGTGGTTGGAGATTCTCCATCTTTTAATGTGCAGGCAGCCATTTTTGAAGTCTTGAAATATCCAGAACTATCATCTGTAAATATTGCACCAAACTCTCGATCGAACTGGCTTTGACTCATAGTTGATTTCGCCTGATTAATCAAATTCTGGTCATACAACTGCCCTGGAGCACAATCATAACTAAATTGCATAATTGTTCTATGAGCGTCAGACTTTTTATTGCCGCCAGCCTGAATTAATTCTTCAAATTGCTCATAAGCTTTGTACATATATTCAAATTTGTAACTTGCAGAAGAAAGAGCTATCAATTTATTGTTTGGCCAAATATGACGATCTTTTTCTTGCATTTTGCCCTGTCGAATTAATTCGGTTTCAACATTATACAAATCTTCTCGCTGAGTCGGATTTTCAACAACACTCAAGAACGGTATGATAACCTCATTGTAAATTCTTTCAGGCATCAAAGCAAACTCGTCGATAATTATTCGATGAAAACGAAAACCCCGAAGTTTCTCACCATCACCAAGAGGTAAAGCTCGTATTCTAGAATTACCAATTTCGAGCAGCCATTCGTCATTACTTTTTGACTTGTGGCTGATGCATTGATTTAAATATAATGCTTGAGGTTTAGATGCAATATCTTCTATTTTCTTGAATATCATTTTTGCCTGACGAAACGATTTAGATAAGATACCGATTTCTACCCCTTGGTTAAGTATCGCATCAAGATATGCATATATTGCAGTGGTAAATGATTTACTCATTCCCCGACTCCACACGCCCATAAAATAATCTGTTTCAAACATTGCTTTAATTGCCATGTGTTGAAATGGAAAAAGCTTGACTCCAGATATTAAATCGGTAGTAAAGGTTATGTTTTCTCTTAAAAATTTATATAGCAAAAGTTTCGCGTCTGCTTCTTCAAGATAGCCTTCAATTTCCAAAAGCTTTTTATTGAAATCTCCGTCTTGATTGCGAGATATTTGTTTTCCAGGTTCCCAAGCCATTATATAATTTCCTTGTCTATGTAGTATTGTAAATCCACATTCCACAACTTCTTTCCAAGTTTCAATAATTTTGGAATAATATTTTCTGATTTTTCTCTGCTGCCAGTAAATATAAACTGACAGTTTCCACTGAATTGGTGGTTAAGTACTCTCATATTGTGGTAAATGTATTTTAAATTTGATTTGTGAGCGCCTCGTCTATTATTTTTTTCTATTTGTTCCATATCGCTTTCGACGACTATAAATAAATAACTATCAAAATCTTTTGTTCTTTGCAATTCGTATTCAAATCGTTCAAGATTGTTTTTGCTTAATGTTGATTTAAAATCTTGCTCACCTTTTCTGTCAACGTATGTATAATCGTAATCTTCTCCGCCTACAGCGTAATCTCCAAACTCTAATTTCATAGATTCTGAATTTGGAAAAGTTAAAGGTTGTTGCTCGCGCGTGTCTATAAATATTTTTATATTGGGGTCTATATTTTGTTTAAAAACCTCTGGTAATCTTTCTCCAAACATAGGTTTAATACCTACAGCGTCACATGCTGCTGTATATGAACCGCAATGCTTCTGAAATATGTCAACAGTAGGAAGATCATTTATTTTTAGCTCTAAATGAGAAGGTCCGACTTTTAAGTCTTTCGCGGCTATTCTTTTTTGCAGTAAATTGAGTATATATTTTTTTACTACATCACAATTTTCTTTTTCGCACCATTTTAACAATTGATCTCTATTCGAAAAATCTTTATTAAAATAATCATCCTTATTCTTAAATGGTAATGGATCACCAGTATATAAATTATATCGAGGATAATATTTTGTATAATATTCTGCAAGCATAATTTTATGAGTCTTTAAATGCGCATGTAAACTTCTCTCGGAAGCAAATTCCTCGGAACATATTTTGCAGACGTTCATTTTTCGAAGTCGTAAATTTTTAACCAAGATTCTGGAAAACTTCTTCTTTTCCCCAACCAACCTTTGCGTTGTGCAGCCCAAAATAATTTAACAAATAATCTAGGAACTTTCAAACCAAACCCTTGACAGTTTCTTACGATTGGATTTTCAGCATATAATCTTCTATACAAGACCCGCAAACCAACATCTTTAATTTCGCAATTCTCAATTAATACATTTCTTACCATAGGACGATCAACATCATCATAATCTGTCCAATTACCTAAATCAATGCAAGCTCCATCATAAAATTTACTAAAAGAATTAACAAAAGTACAATCTATAAAAGATAAATTTTTAATTCCACCTTTTGCAGTAATATGTTGTTTTGTATTTTGAGATATAAAAGTGCATTTTTTAAAAGATATATTTTCTCCACGAACAATATCTACACAATCTTCATAACCTCCAAGTATGGTACATTTTTCGACTTCAACGTCCCTACAAAAGGATAACTTCAATCCCTCAGAAACGCCCTGCCCATTAATTTCGCAATCTTTGATTTTTAACGAATATTGCTCTTGGCCAGGTCTCCAGCTAAAACCCAAAGCGCTATCATCTTCAAATTTAGAATCTGGATTTCCAGGTTTAGGGTTGAAGAATAATTCGTTTTTTATTTCTATATGTTTCATGCAGAATTAAATTCATTATATAACATCTTCTTTTGAAACTCCGAGTACCCTAGCTTTCCAGTCTGGCATGGACTCGAGGTTATCAGCTTCTTTCTTTGCCGCTTTTTTCTGCATGTCTGCAATTTTAATCATTACTTTTCTTTCTTCTTCCTCTTGAAATAATTGCACTAAAGCTAAGATACTAGCATTTTGTTTTTGCTGAGAAGATATTCTTTTTGATCGATCTCCTTGTAATTTCTGAATAAGAGATTCCATTCTTTTTTCGCATTGATTGTATTCTTCACTCTTGGTTTTTAAAAGTTCTGCGAGCCTGACAGTTAAATCTTGTTGATCTTCCGCGTCATCAAACATTCTATTCAGTTTATTGATTGCACCTTGAATGTTTTTTAAATGAATATAATCCATGCAAACATTGATATACAAATTAATTTCATCATTACTTAAGTCAGGCTTATCCCATGTTGCTCGAACAAATTCAGCTTCAAATAAGTTCCTATCTTCCATGCTGTCGTAATTATTTATGACTTGTACAAAACGAGGAGAAGACAAAAATGAGCCCAATGATTCAATAGATCTTCTTTCACCAATACTAAGTTTCGACTCTTCAATTTCTTTTTGGCAATAATCATTTATTTTTTTAATAATTTTACTAATTGCTTTTGGGGGAGTATAGCTTTTATTGACTGCATTTTCTGACGGATGAATAACCAAAGAATCTTGGCTTTCAACGTACTGTAAAACAGATGCATATTCTTTCGAATTTCTTGTTATTCTTATATCTGGAAATAATACAGTTGCAATCTGTAAGGCGTTCATGCCTTCCTTTGTAGAATTAGATATAAATTCTTTTTGGTCTTTTGATAGCTCTACATCTTCTTTTGGGTAAACATGCTTTGTGGCATAGTCTATGCCTCTTTCAAGCATAAAAGCTCTAACAGCGCGGCCCTGCTTACTTCTACCATCAAGGTTTTCTAATTCAGGAAACGCCAAGTGAGTTAATTGAGTTAAATCTGTGATACTTTCACAGTTGTCAACTATAATTTGTTTTTGCTCATCTGTTAATTCCATAATATAGGTTTTTTATAAGAAATTATATCTTGCTCTTTGAGTATCTCTTGAGCTTTAGTTTTGAAAATCTTTTTTAAATTTTTAATCTGTTTATATCCTGCCTTGCGACCTTTTTCGCTTGTCTTATAACCCATTTGCTTGGCGACTTCTTCTTCCTCAATATTTTTTATAAACAATAATTCATATACAAGATATTGTTTTTTTGAGAGTTCTTTCTTCATCGCTTCGTTTAATTTGTCTTGAGCGTCCATCAAATCAAAACTTTCGTCCTGCATAACTCCCACTTCATGAGCGTGATTTTCTAGTGCTAGAGCCATCTTGATTCCATAGGCAGATTTTTTAGTTTTTTCCCATTTTGCATATAGTGGGCAAGTAGAATCTTGTAATCCGCTTTTTGTAAAACCACATAAAGAACCTGTCGCAGAATCTTGAGATGCGCACGATTGATTGAATGGGCAATTAAGGCAAGGACGAACAAAGTTGCTATAATTATTGCGAAGAATATTTTTCATCTGATTTGTGATGATTTTGTTTATCCAAGGTTTAAGCGATCTAGATTGATCCCATTGATCCCATTTTTTGTGAATATGAGCTTTTATGATTTGCTCAACATCCTCAAAATCAAACCAAG